GTATGCCAGATGCAGACATGTCAATGTATGACAAAGCTTTAGATGATTTTACTGACGAGACTCCATGCGGTCATATTCCAGTAGATACAGACACAGCTCTTCTTATTGCAGCACTTCTTGACAACGAACCATTTATTGCTCAAAAGGTAGAAAAACTATACCCAGAAGAGTCAAAAATGTATCTAGATGCATCTCAAGAAATTGATGGGGAACTTCTTGATGAAATGGCTCTTCCAGATGAAATGTCTGGAGATTGGGATTTCATGGATGACAGCCTTACTGCAGCTGTAGGTGATGGTGTCTACACTCCAGAAGAGCGTTCAGAAAATGTCTCTAAGCAACTTCGTGATAAATCAGGAAAGTTTGCCAAAATGGGTGGCCGTGTAATTATTGGTGGTCGTCCACAATATCAAGGAAACATTCGCTCAATTGATCCAGTAACTAAGACTGTTGGTGTAGAACTTGATAACGGAAGTGTAATTAATGTTTCTGCTTCTATGACAGAGCCTTTAGAAAGCTACACACCGATGCCAACTATGGTTGCTGAAGGTGAATTAGATACTTCAGGAATTCTTGGTGAGCCTCGAACTCCTATGGATTCTCCAATTCGTATGCCTGGAACTCTTCCACCACTAAACGCAGCAAATCTTCAGTTAATGCTGACAAACTATCCTCAATGGGTATCAGAACAAAGACTTTCACCAGAAGCTACACCTACTACTCAAATAAAAACTTCTAGAGCAGATTCAGTACCTAGCAGAGTTCCTCAACAGCCACAGAATGTTGAAAAAGAAGTTTCTAAAGATAGTCCTTTATATAAATACTATCCAGAAAAGTTTACAGACTGGGATAAAGAAGTTAATGCTTACAACATTCCAGAATTAAAGAAGTGGCTTGAAGCTGGTCCAGAGTCTCGTCGTAAATATAATCCTTTTGTAGACCCTAAAAAGACAGAAAAGTTTGTAGAGCCAAGAGGTATTAAATCTCCTAAGTTAGACAAATACGGTCAACCTCTAAAAGCATCAGCTATACCAAACGATATGACACCAAAAACATCGGATGTCCCTGTTCTTCATATGGCAGTAGTTTCACCAGATGACCCACAAGCAGTTATGGATTTAGTTGCTTTAGTGCCAGCTAGTGATAAGAGTAATCAGCCAGCGGCATTTATAAGAAAAGATGGAAAGTGGATTGCAGATCCTCAAATGTTGATGGATCTTCGTAGTGTTACCCCACCACCAGTAGTTGTTTTAGATGACGCTACTTTAATAGATGTTTTATCTCAAGTAGATGACAAACCAATTACTGCAGCTGGAGGACTTGATAGAAATCGTGGTCAGGCAGAGAAGCTTCGCCGCTACTGGCTATATGGCAAAGGTGCAGCCAAGATTCGCTGGAGAACTCCAGGAGATTGGACTCGTTGCTATCGTCAACTAGCTAAGTACATGGGTCCTCGTGCCAAGGGTTATTGCGCCCTTCGTCATAAGGAAGCAAATGGCTACTGGCCAGGAGATAAGAAAAATCAAGAGATGTCATCATTTACTGTAAATACTTTGCGTGATTATGATGAACTTTTGAGCAGTTTTGTGCTTCGTGCAAAAGCAGCAGATGCTCGTGCAAGAGTTATGACTGCTGGCGGTTCTATGGAAGAAGAGTACGGATCTGAGTTTTATATTCCTCTAGTTATCCCAGAGGGTGTTGAATCTGGTGACGGAAGAGTTATGGATAAAGGTGCTCTCAGCATGAGAGAACTTCCACTTCCTCTTCTATGGCAAATACAAACAGGCGAAGGACATAATGGTTCTGTTGTAGTTGGCAAGATTGTTTCTATGGAACGCACTGAAGATGGTATTGGTAATGCCAAAGGCTATTTCGATAAAGGTGCTTATGGACAGGAAGCTGAGCGTTTAGTACGCGGTGGCTTTATTCGTGGAGTTTCGGCTGATCTCGATCAATTTGAGGCAGACGAAGAGGTTAAAGAGGCTAAAGAAGGCTCTGACACCAAGATAGAAAGCGGTAAAATAAAGATCAAGAAAGCACGAGTCATGGCTGTGACTTTGGTGCCGAAGCCAGCTTTCCAAGAATCTAAGTGGACCTACTCCACTTACTGTTGAAGATGATGGTCGAGTATTCGGTCATATCGCAGCATGGCATGTTGATCATATTGGACTTAGCATGGGAACTAAACCACCACGCAGTCGTAGTGGATATGCCTATTTCCATACTGGAGTTTTAAGAACAGAAGACGGTAGCGATGTACCAGTAGGACAGTTAACTCTTGCGGGGGGACACGCACCGTTAGAAGCATCTGCTCATGAAGCAGTTCGTCATTATGACGACACAGCTTCCGCTATTGCAGATGTACATGCTGGAGAAGATGCCTTTGGTATCTGGGTTGCTGGATCTTTGCGTCCAGGATCTACTCCAGAACAAATTCGTGCACTTCGTGCATCAGCACCTTCTGGTGACTGGAGACCAATTAAGAATGCTTTGGAACTTGTGGCAGTTTGCCAAGTAAATGTTCCAGGATTCCCAATCGCTCGTGCTCGTGTTGCATCAGGATCTGTTATGGCTCTTGTTGCTGCTGGAGCTCAAGTACTTGCACAGCTAAAGGCAGATCCTCTTTCAGAAATGCAAAAGAGAATTGAAGAGCTAGAGAAACCACAAAAAGAAGCTCTAGTTGCTTCAGCAAACGCTGCTCGTGTTCGTATTCAAGATTTCCAAAATGAGCAACTACAAACTCAAAAAGCTTTGATTGCTGCAAAAGTTGCACAAGTAAAAGCTGATGCAGATTCAGATTTTGACTATATGAATCAAACTTTTGACGAAAATCCAGAGGCAGAACTAGCTGTTATTTCTCGCCGAGTTCGTATGAGACTTGCTGAAGAAGGGCCATTCGTGCTTATGGTCGTTCTCGTCCAGGCATGAGAGGTAAGGTAAAGCGTCACATTATGAAGCGTGCTATTGGACTTAATAAAGAAGAGCTAATTCCAGAAAACTGGAAAGGCGCGGCTTCTGACCTAGACGATATTGTCTCTACTTTTAAGACCCGTGCACAGGTAGCAGCTGCGTTAATTGTAGATCCTTCAAAAGCACTTTCTATTAAAGAAATTACAGACAATTTAGAAGCAGTTTTTTCTGCAAAAGAATTTGCTGAAGAAGATATTCCTGCAGAGGATTTAGAAGGTCTAACTGATGAAGAAATTGAAGTTTTAAAGCAAGAGGCTAAGTCTCGTAAGGCAGCTGAAAAGCAAGCCGAAGAGGGTCGTGCTAAATACACCCCAGAAACTCAACCTCGTGATGCTTCAGGCAAGTTCCGTCAGGTGCTTGCTCGTATCAAGCAGGACCTTGGCACCTCTGGTCTAGACCGTGTTCTAGACAAGATTGAAGAGGCTGAAAACTTTGATAACACAGGAAACTACGCTGGAGCAGCTAAAGCTGCAACGGAATTGCTTGACATTATCGAGCGTTTGGACACTGGAGCGCTAAATGCTGAAGCTTTAGAAAATATCCGTTTGAGCGCTGGAGAGCTTGGAAAGGTTATCGCTAACCTCCCATTTGCCTTCGGAGAAGAGGCTCAAAAGATCCGTTATTCCGATATGCCTCCAGCCCTAAAAGACCTTATGAAGGACATGGTTAAGCGTGTAGAGGACAAAATTGGCCAAGAAGATGCCGACATAGCTACAGAGGGTTTGAAGAAGTTCATCTCTGGAAGCGACCTTTATAACCAGTCAGAGATCTCTAGCGAGATGGCAAAGCTTCTCCGCTTACTTACCTAAGTAGAGAAAAATCGTACAAATAACACTATAAAAAATAATGTACTATATAAATCAGGTGGAGTGCCTCCACGCATATGTGCGTTCTTGGAGTCCCTCGGCCTCGACTGATAAGCGAGACGAGAAGCCTTAACACCTTCTTGTCGTGACTGCCCCGGAGGAGGGACAGTAGTGGACCAAATTAAAGAAATGTTTGATCAGCTAGCTGATCTTGCAGATGACCAAGTTACTGAACTTCAGAACAAGATCATCAAAGAGTTTGAGTCCGTTGAGAAAGAAGATCCAACTCCGCAATCAGTTGATGCGATGTCGTCATTAGCCGACATGCTTGACACCGTCCGTGGTGAATTCAAGCGACGCGAGGCCGCGGTTCAGGAGCTCGCCCAGCGGGCCGCTGAAGCAAGCGCTCGTGTTTACGGCGAAGGCGAAGAAAAAGATATGGAATCCGATTCCGAAGAGGAAAAGAAAGAAGATATGTTGGAAGAAGCAGAAGAGATGGCAATGCCATCTAAGGATGCTGAAGAAGACATGCCTTCTGAAGAAGTTCCTGTCGCTGAAGCTCCTGCTGCAGAAGAAATGCCAGCAGAAGAAGCACCTACTCCAGAGATGGATGAGGAAAAGAAAAAGGAAGAGGAAAAAATGTCTGAAGCGTCAATCGATGTGGATAAGACCGTCGAACTCTCGACAGAATCAAATGAAGTTGTTACCGAAGCAGCTGCCGCTGTAGAGGCAACCGCTGTTGTAGCTGATGGCGCTGAAGAAGCACCAGCAGATGCACCAGCAGATGTAGTAGACGCTGCTCCTGCAGATGCAGAAGTAGCAGCAGAAGCTGAAGTAGTAGCTGAAGCAGTAGCAGTAGAAGCAGATGCAGCAGTTGCTGCAGATGCAGAAGCTGCAGTTGCTGATGTTGCTGCAGATGCAGAAGCATCAACCAAAACCGAAAGTGAACCAACAATGGTTCAAGAAAAGATGGAGGCACCTGTGACCGCCGCTGCTGATAATGCAGATAACCTCAATATTGAGGTCCCGGCTGACCGTCGCCCTGTTGCACAGGCATCTGTAGCTCCCGTGGCAATCACTGCGGGTGCTGACATTCCTGGCTACACAGGTCGCGTCAGCGTTCGAAAAGCGTATCCACGCTCTTCGTCGCGTTAACGGTGGAGATGGAGAGCAACACATCGTTGCATCTATCACCACACAATATCCAGAGGAGCGCGTTCTTTCAACAGACGCAGAATCCAACTGGAAGAAGATTCAGGCCGTAACTGGTCCTGAAGCACTTGTTGCATCTGGTGGACATTCGACACCATTCGAGGTTAAGTACGATATCTTCGGTATCGGAACAACTGCTCGTCCTCTAAAGGATGCACTTCCAAAGTTCCAGGCAGACCGTGGCGGTATCCGCTTCGTTACTCCACCAGTACTTAGCTCATACGCTAACGCTGTTGGAATCTGGACTGCAGCAAACGATTCAGCTGAAACACCAAGCCCAGCTTCAAAGCTTAGCTTGACAGTTTCTGCTGCAACCGAAAACACTGTTGCTACTGACGCTGTAACACTACAGCTACAGTTCGGTAACTTGATGACCCGTGCATATCCTGAATTGATCGCTCGCCACAATGAGCTTGGTCTTATTCAACATGCTCGTGAGGCAGAGGGTCAAATCTTGACTCGCCTAACTGCACTTTCAACTGCAGTTACTTCAACCTCACTAATCGGTGTAGCTCGTGACTTCCTAGTACAACTAGGTCGCGCTGCAGCTAACTACCGTGGTCGTCATCGCCTAGAGGCAGATGCTCCACTTCGCGTCATTGCTCCAGCATGGATCAAGGATGCAATGGTTGCAGACCTAGCTCTAGCAGCACCTGGCGATTCAACACTTAACGCAGCCGCAGAGATCGATGGTTACATCGCTTCTCGCAACATCAACATGACCTACCACATCGATGATTTCACCGATGCACAAGGTGCTTCTGCAATGAACGAGTTCGCAGACACATTTGTTTGGTACATGTTCGCAGAAGGAACATTCTTGTTCCTTGATGGCGGTACATTGGATCTCGGAGTTATCCGTGATTCCACCCTTGTTGGAACCAACGACTACAAGATGTTCGTTGAGACCTTCGAAGGTGTTGCAAAGGTTGGCGTTGAGTCACTCAAGGTCACATCAACCATCTCTGTTAACGGTGTAGCAGCAGCTCTCCGTGATACAACAGGTGGCGCAACAGCTGCGGTTATCGAGTACTAAGCCGTACACGAGTAAGCCAAAGTAATTAAGTCAGAGCCCGAGCAGACACTTAGAAAGAAACAGGAGAAAACTAGAAATGGCGTTTAGAGGAATCTATCCAGCACCAGATTTGGTTCACGCACCTTGC